GTTAAACACGTTAATGAAAGTATCTGGAATGATGGACACTGAAAAGAAAACAGAGTCTGTTACTTTATTCCAGGGATTCACAAAGGAGCAATTAAATGCAATTCAAGAACCCGAAGTCAAAAAATTGGCTGAAGTTAAAAGAGATAGCGAAAAATAAAAGATGTCATATATGCCACAGTCACCTAAGAAAAACAGGTGTATATATGTGGTCAAAGAACATAAAAGACTGTTCTGGAATAAAATGTTTTAATTGCTTAACAATTTATTCTACAGATTTTGGTATTATAGAAATGGGAATACCTAGAGAAGTAGGATATGCATAATGCGATTAGCTGTATACGGTACTCTTAGAAGAGGCAGAACTGAAGTAGGAAAAGTTGAAGGGTTTAGCTTAGTTTTTCCTGGAACACAGTCTTTTCCTGCTTTAATAAAAAATCCAAAAGGAAAAGGAGCTGTTGTTGAGCTGGTTAATGTCGATGACGAAGATTTAGTTGAATACGATTTGTATGAAAATGTCGATGGAGGTTTATATATAAGAACAACTGTAGATGTTTACCTTCCAGACGATTCTAAAGAAAAATGCTGGGTTTATGTAGCAGGACCTCAATTATGGCAAAGCGCTAATTCTTTTACAGAAGTTCCAGACGGAAACTGGTTATCTAGAAAAACACTAATTATGTTGGACAGAGAATATGAAAAAGAATTCAAAGAAGAAGCCAGAGAAATTTAATATAATTCCTCCAGACCTTTCTCAAAAAGAGAAAGCATTAGAACTTGCCAAAAAAGACATAATAACTTTTGGGCAAATGTTTTTACCTGAAGATTTTATGAAATCTAGCCCAGCTCCCTATCAGTATGAGTTAAGCGATTTGCTGTTAGGTGATGAAAAAAGGGCTTGTATTATATTACCTCGTGGTCACGCAAAATCTACATTAGCTAAAACAGCACTGTTATATAAACTGTATTTTAATCCTCCTGATAAAAAAGAATTTATTGCTTGGGTATCAGAAGAGCAGTCTCAAGCTATTGACCACATCAAATACATTCAAAACCATATTGACATAAACCCTGCTTTAAATTATTACTTTGGAGATTTAAAAGGTACTAAATGGACTGAAAAAGAATTTACAACAGCAAGAGGAGATAGGGTAATTGCAAAGGGTACTTCTCAAAGACTTCGTGGTCGTTCACAATTAGGACTAAGATATACAAATATTATTCTTGATGACTTTGAATCTGAGTTAAATACAAAAACGCCAGAAAGAAGAAGAGAAATTAAAGAATGGGTAATGTCTACAGTAGAGCCAGCTTTAGAGAACTCAAAAGACCAAGAAGGTTCTATTTGGTTAATTGGAACTATAGTTCATTATGACTCTTTTTTGCAGGGAGTATATGACGGATGGGTTTCAGCTGAAAAAGAAGGAAGACAATCTCCTTGGGCTGTTATGTATAAAAAAGCTATTGTAGACGGAGTTCCTCTTTGGCCAAACTATTTCAGCAAGAAAAAGTTAGAAGAAATTAGAGCTAGATTCAGCGATATGGGTCTTGTTCATAAATTTGCTCAAGAATATTTAAATGAAGCAAGAGACTTAGAAACTGCTAAATTTAAAATTAACAGACTAAATTACTATAGAGGTCACGTAGAAGCTAGAGACGGTTTTAATTATTTAATGATTGATGAATCTGCAATACCTGTAAATATTTACATTGGAGTAGACTTAGCATATGAAGCTAACGAAAAAAGCGATTATCAAGTAATAATGGTTATAGGAATTGACAGTGAAAGGAATATTTATGTCTTAGAATATTATAGAGAACACTCTGCTTTATATGATATGCCTCAAAGAATATTTGAATATGCTAAAAAATATCAACCAGTTAGAAGAGTTAACATAGAAAAAGTAGGAGCTCAAGGAATTGTAAAAGACTATGTTAATAAATTAATAGGAAGAGATAGAAAAATGGCTCCTGGTCTGGCTTTGGGAGTAAGGCCTCCTGGTGGAATTAAAAAAGAAGATAGAATAGAAGCACTGTTATGTCCTATAGTAAATCAAAGAAAATTATATATTAAAAAAGAACACGAGAATCTTGTAGATGAAATGTTTGAATTTCCAAAAGGTAGAAACGACGACTTACTAGATGGTTTATGGTATTCTGTAACAACCGCAAAACCTCCTAGAAGCTCTGCTATAGAACGAGAATCTCTGGAAGAAAGAATAAGTAGAAAACAAGACAGCTTTGCGTCTCAAGCTATTAGTTGGGTCACAGGGCAAAAAACTTAATTTTTATCTTGACAACAATAGGGAAAAATTAGTAGTTTTGTCTTAAAATATCACAATGGGAGTATATGGCAAATTACGACGATAACAACAAATCAAAACCGCAGATATCTAAAGAACTTTTTAGAAGATGGAGCGACGCAAGACAAGGATGGGACGCTGAAGCTAGAAACGCGGTAGATTTTGTTTTAGGAAATCATTATACATCAGATGAATCTAGTGCATTACAATCAGTTGGGCAAGCTGATTTTGTTATAGATAGAATATATGCAGCAGTAGATAAACTTAAATCTCTTTTAACAGCACAACCTGCAAGGTTTACTGCTATTGGAAGAGAAGATTCTGACACAAGACTTTCTAATGTTTGGAAGGTTATATTAGAATATATTTGGGATATTTCAAAAGGAGATACAGTTTTTAAACAAACTATCCACGATTATGCTACTACAGGTTTAGGATATATGTATGTATATATGGACCCAGAAGCTGATTTTGGAAGAGGTGAAATAAAATATACAAACGTAGACCCTTTTCGCGTTTATGTAGACCCTGCTTCTAGAGATAGGTTTTTTACAGATGCTTCTGGAATAATTCTTTCAACCTTTTTAACAAAAAATCAGGTTTTAGATTTATATCCAGAACTTGAAGATTCTATTGACGATATTGCTGTAGGAGACAATTCTTTATACGGAGAAGACTATCCTACTGCTTCGGTAAAAAATTCTCAAAATATATATACTCCAGCAGAAGCTAAAGATTTAGACTATAATGAAAATAAAAAATATCAAATATTAGACAGGTTTTACAAAACAAAAGTTCCTTATTATAGGCTATTTAACACAACTCAAGGAACAGAAAAAATTATTAATGCTCAAATTTATGCTGAAATTATACAAGAAGAGCAAAACATTCAAGCTATAGAAAGCGGAGCTATAGAGGTAGAGGAAGTTTTACAAACAAGAATTATGCAATGCTCAAGCATTGGTGATACTTTATTATTTGAGCGTGTTCTTAATACTGATATATATCCAATTGTTCCTTTCGCAAACATTTGGACAAACACTCCCTATCCAAAGTCAGATGTGAACAAGGTTAAAGACTCTCAAAGACTTTTAAACAAGTTATTCTCTTTAACCTTGTCACACGCTCAATCTGCAGCAGGATTAAAATTATTAGTTCCTGAGGGAAGTGTTGACAGCGTTAGTCAGTTAGAAAAAGATTGGGCAAATCCAAATGCGGTTATTGAATATAACCCAGAATTTGGTGACCCACATTTTCCACAACCAGCTCCTTTAACAAGCGAGTTTTATTATTTAATAGATAGGGTGGAAAAATATATAGATTTAAATTTTGGTATTCCAGAATTATTACAGGGATTTAAAGACCAAGCACCAGAATCAGTAAGAGGAACAATGCTTTTATCTGAAATGGGAGAGTCTAGAGGAAAATCTAAGTTAAGAGATGTTGAGGCTTCTCTTGCGCAAGTAGGACAGGTAATATATAACTTAGCTAAAGAACATTATAAATTCCAAAAAACTTTTAGAATTGTACAACCAAATAACGATTTAACTGAGTTTACAGTTAATATGAGATTGTATGATGATAAAACCAACGAACTTGTTTCTATTGATAATGATTTGTCAATAGGTCAACACGACGTTAGAATAATATCAGGTTCAACCTTACCAAGCAACAAGGTAGCAGAATATAATATGTACCTTGAAGCATATAAGCTAGGTCTGGTAGATGATGTTGAGGTTTTGAAGAAAAGCGAAATCTTCGACAAAGAAGGTGTTTTACAGAGAAAAAGCCAAATGGCTCAAATGCAAAACTATATTGGACAACTTGAAAACCAAGTAAAGAAACTGCAAGGAGACTTACAAACATCTGAGAGAGAAACTGTTGGAGCTCGTAAAAGAGTTGAAACAGAGAAATTTAAATCTCAGTTAAATAAAGTCTTACTTGATGCAGAAAATAAAGCAGCCAAAAAAGAAATGCTAATTGATGACATTGCTACAAAAATGGCTTATTCTGTAGAAGCAGAAGAAAAAGAAATCAAACGCGGTTCAGAGTCTAAGGACTAAATCGCGAGAGGAGAAAACAAATGGCAAACAAAGAACAAGAACAGGTTGTAGAACAAGACCCAATAGTAGCATCAACTGGAGCAGAGGAAACTATTTCAGTAGAAGCTAACGAACCAGAAGGTGTAGAACCATCTGAGGTGGCAGTTGATTGGGAAGCGGAAGCTAAAAAGTTTCAATCTATGTACGACAAAAAGGTTGTAGAGCACGATACATTATCGCAACAGTCTCAAGACTTGATGCAATTAAGAGACGTGTTAAATCAAAAACCTGAGTTAGTTGATATGATAGAAGAAAACCTTGCAGGAAAATCTAGTTCAGAAGGAAGTAAGGAAGTTCCAGAAACCTTTGACCCTTGGGATGCTTATTACAAGCCAGAATCTGAATCTTACAAATTTAGAGTAAGTCAAGAAAAAAAGCTTGTACACGAAACAGTAGATAACGAATTAGCTAAACTGCAAAATGAAATGGCTATGAACAATTTACAAAATGAATTAGTTGCTGACCACGATATGTCAAAAAGTGAAGCTCGAGAGTTTTTAAGCTTTGCAACTACGCCGAAAGCTAACCTTCCTATAGAAACATTAATAAATGTTTGGAAACAAAGCCAAGGAGTAAATGCAAAACCAAATGAAAACAAACAAGCTGTAAAAGCAGCTAAATCAGTTCCCAAACCAGCAGGTGTTCTTCAGGGAGGCGACCAGCCTCAAAAGTCTGAAAAAGACCAGGCTTGGGATAGAATTATTCAAGCAGGAAGTTTTGGTCGTTTAGCTAAGAAATAAATAACTTAGGAGACTAAAACAAATGGCGTATAATCAAAATATACTAAAAGCGTCAGATATAACCGCAGCTTCAACTAGCGCAGGTTACGGAACAGCTCCAGACCAAAGAAAGCTGTATGATTTCTCTGATAGAGTCGCAGAACTTATGCCAGAGGAATCACCTTTTTTCGTCTACTTATCTAAAGTTGCTAAAGTACCAACAGATGATAACATTTTCCGTTTTTTAGAAAACAGAACTGTTACTAATTGGACTTCAAGAACTTTTGATACAGCTGCAGCCGTAAACGGTGGTAGTGCTGTTGCTGCTAACGAATCACACGACTTCACAGTTGATGTTGATAGCGGTACAGCAATTGGCTTCCTTGTAAAAGGAATGGTATTTGCAGTCAGAACTAATGACGCAGATAATGACGGTTATTCACAGGTCTTGGTTAGAGTTGAGTCAGCACCAGTAGTAGGAAGTGCTTCTACCTCATTTACAGGTAAAGTAATTGACCTATCAAACTCAGGTGTAGACGGGTATGCAACAATACCTGACAATTCAAAATGTCAAATAGTTGGTACATCATATGCAGAAGGAACAGGTTCACCTGACACTTTCTCAGATACACTAGATGATAATTTTGGGTACACTCAAATCTTTAAAACAGCTTGTGAGATGACAAACACAGCAATAGCTACAAGACATCGTGGCTATTCAAACGAGTTCGATAGAATTTGGGCTCAAAAACTACGTGAACACAAAGTTGACATTGAAAGAGCTATGCTCTTTGGTCAAAAAGCACGAAGCAACGATGGCATTCAGTACACTGAAGGTCTTGTTGGTAACATTGTTAAAAACGTTAGCCCTAGTGATGCAGATGCAGCTTTAAGCTATTCTTCTGGAAAAGCTTATAACAGAACATTAGCTACATCAGAGTTAACATATGACAGACTATTATCAGATATGGAAGTAATCTTTGACCCTGCTAGAGGCGGTTCAAGTGAAAGACTATGTCTTGCTTCTTTACCTGTTATTTCATACTTTAACAAAATGGGTAACTCTAATTTCCTTGATAATTCAATGGGATATCAGTATTCTCCATTTAGATTAAATGATGACGTAGCTGGTTCTTTTGGTCATAGACTAATGGAAATTAACACTGTTCACGGGTCACTATACCTAGTTAAAGAACCTCTATTTAGAGGTATTGCGAGCGGATTTATGTTAATGGCTGATATGAGCAAATTAGCATACAGACCGTTAGTAGGTAATGGTTTAAATCGTGATACTCAAATTATGACTAACGTTCAATCGTCAGACGAAGATTTGAGAAAAGATATGATTCTTACAGAAGCAGGTCTTGAAATCACATTACCAGAATCTCACGCTCTATATAACGTGGAGGGAATCTAAAATGAGAAGTGCATATTTAGAACCTAATAGTGGCGTATCAGACGTAAAAAAGAAAGTAAAAGTTGTTAATGCAGCTTTAACATTGACAGCAGCTGACTCAGGTTCAGTATTTTGCATACAGCAGGATTCTGCTTATAGCATTACTTTACCTTTAGCAGCTACAGCTGGTCCAGGTTGGCACGCTACCTTCATTTTAAGTGAAGTAGCATCTAACGCAGTTAAAGTAATTAACAATACAGCTGAGGACACTATTGTTGGTATGTCAGTTGGAGCAGATGCTTCAGCTGGTAGTTCTACCGACTCAACAGCAGTTGATGAAATTACATTCATTAGTGGCGCTCAACTTGGTGACAAAGTGGAAGTGCTTTGCGATGGAAATTATTTCTACGCAGAAGCAATGGCTCACGATGTTGCTCACATTACTATCTCTTAATAGCCCGAATCAATAAGGGAAACAGTTTTGGAACTGTGGGGTTATTCGTATAAAGGTGTAACCCCGAAATCCAAAAGGAAAAAATTATGTGGAAAATATTTAAAGACGAAAACGAATATAAT